TGCACCTGTTGCTGCTGCTAGTGCGGTATTCCTTGTTTATCCTTTTGGTCAAGGTTCTTTCTCTGATGCTATGCCTCTGGGAATTAGTGGTACGTTTAACTACATGCTTGTTTTCCAAGCGGAACACAACATTCTAATGCATCCTTTCCACATGCTTGGAGTTGCTGGTGTGTTCGGTGGTTCTCTGTTCAGTGCCATGCACGGTTCTCTTGTGACTTCCTCACTGGTTCGTGAAACTACTGAAAATGAATCACAAAACTATGGATACAAGTTCGGTCAAGAAGAAGAGACCTACAACATCGTTGCTGCACACGGTTACTTTGGGCGTCTCATTTTCCAATACGCAAGTTTTAATAATAGTCGCTCTCTGCACTTTTTCCTTGCTGCTTGGCCAGTGGTGGGTATTTGGTTCACTGCTCTTGGCGTATCTACTATGGCGTTTAATCTGAATGGCTTTAACTTTAACCAATCCATTCAGGATAGTCAAGGTCGTGTGATTAACACTTGGGCAGACATTCTGAACCGTGGTGGTCTGGGTATGGAAGTGATGCATGAAAGGAATGCTCACAATTTTCCTCTAGATCTTGCTGCTGCTGATGCAACTCCTGTTGCACTGACTGCACCTGCTATTGGTTGACAAGTGTATTAACAAATGTTATACTAGGGGTTCGATAAGAACCCCTTTTTTATGTACGATTACTGGGTAGTTACAGAAACTAGAACTGGTCGAGTTATTGCACACTGTGGTCTTGAAGAAGACGCTGTAATGTTAGTTGGATTTGATAAGGATAAAAGGACTTATCGAAAGCAGAAGTTCATTATGGATCAAGTCATTACAGTTTCTTCAACAACTGATAAACAACTTCCTGGACAGATTGGACTACCACCAGGAACATATAAAATTGAAGACAGAAAAATATATAGTATTGAGGAAGGAACCTCAATTCCAGTTACTATAAACTAAAATGAAAGCAGTAGTATACTCAAAACCAGAATGTCCGTATTGTGAAAAAGTAAAAGTTCTTTTCTATCATTTTGCGATTGAATATACAGAATATGTGTATGGTAAAGATTTTACTAAAGAACAATTTTATGCAGAGTTTGGAGATGGATCTACATTTCCGCAAGTAATTATTGATGATAAACATATTGGCGGATGCACTGATACGGTAAAATTCTTGAAAGAGCAGAATTTGGTTTGAATTATACAATAAATAAAGGTGTAGAACTTCTACTTAGGAGCAAGAAACCAAAAGTAAAAATCATAAGATTTGGAAAGTGGTTTCTTCCTTTTACGAATAAGGAATTTACCATTTGCTTAGAGATAAGAGAACGGTAATCCCAGGAGAACAAAAATGTTAGCAGCTGTTATTTGTTTAGCAACTCTATGTTGCCTGTTGACATTAGGATTAGGACTTATTGCTGGATATTTGGTTAGACAATACTTACAAGATGTCACACCACAGTATTCACATCCTGAAATGTTTGATGCCAATGGCAACCCACTTCCAGACGAAATTATTGCTTTCAGGTTTGAAGGTAATGCAGAACACTTAGATGAATTTGATGACTAACTATGACAAAACTACCAAATAACCCCTTAGTTTCTGAGGTTTTCAAAGCTGCTCATGGTGGCAAAACAGTAGAACGCAAGGTTGAAATCTTACAAGAACACAGAAGTGATCATATCAAAGCACTTCTGATTTGGAACTTTGATAAGGGTATTGAAAGTGCTCTTCCACCAGGAGAAGTTCCTTATAAAAAGAATGAAGCACCAGCAGGAACAGCAGGACATACTAGACTTGTTCATGAGTGGAGGATGCTTTATAACTTTGTCAAAGGTGGCAACGATAAGATTTCTCAGATGAAGCGTGAGCAAATGTTTGTTCAACTTCTTGAAGCACTTCATGCTGATGAAGCAGAGATTGTATCTTTAGTAAAGGATAAAGATTTGCAGTCTAAGTATCGCATCACTAGAAGTGTTGTCGAGCAAGCATATCCAGAAATTGTTTGGCGAGATAAGTAATAAATTATACAAAATTGCTTGACTAGATAGTGTATAGACGCTATAATGTGTCTACGTTCATTCGCTATTCGCAAATAGCGAACGCAAGTAAGTCGCGGAACGGAGCGTTCATCTATGGAAGCAGTTCTAATTACTTGTTTGCAATTTGGACAACTAGTTGGTAGGGTGAACAATTCATACTATCCTACTATAGTGAAGCAACAAATTATTGCAGAACTCGTAAGGGTTTCGCCCAAGAAATGCAGCATAGACGCAAACGACTGAAGGAACGGACCTAAAAAATCCATTCATTCAGGAAATAACAATGACTACTGCAACTTATAGCAAAACAGAAGAGCGTAAGCTCAATGTTCTTCAACTTCTAAAAGAACAAATTGAAAAAGCAGAGCGCCTTAAGCAAGCGCAAATGCAACTAAAAGCATGATTGCTCTGGGGGAATTGACTTCCCCCTTTTTTGTTGGTATAATTAGTATAGGAGGTACTATCTAATGCGGTACAAGGAAACAATTCGCCTAGTTAAAAAGGCACTAGAGCAACCTTGGAAATATTCTGATGCTGAACTCTTGTATATGAGAAAGGCTTTAGATGATGCCATCTTTGGATTAGCAACAAAGAAATTTAACAAGAAAAAGAAAAAAGGATTTGGATACAATGACAGTGAAATTGATTAGTGTGACACCAGATGCAGAACAAACAATGGCATATGTTGCTAGGGTTTCTAATCCAGCAAATCAAGATAATGAAAACTATGCAGGTCTGCTACGTTATTGTATTAAGCACAATCATTGGTCTGTATTTGAGCAGGCATTTATGACGCTTGAGATTGAAACTAACCGTGGCATTGCAGCACAGATCTTACGCCATAGAAGTTTCACGTATCAAGAATTCTCACAACGTTATGCTGATACAAATCTTCTGAGTGATCATATTCCTGTTCCAGAACTTCGTCGTCAGGATACTAAAAATCGTCAAAATTCTATTGATGACTTAGATCCAGACATGGTTTTAATAATGAACACGATGATCCAAGAGTTGTTTAAAGATGCTCAAGGAGTTTATAACTATCTACTAGAACAGGGTGTTGCTAAAGAATGCGCTCGTTTTGTGCTTCCTCTTGCAACTCCTACGCGCATTTATATGTCTGGTTCTGTACGTTCTTGGATCCACTATATCAATCTTCGTTCTGCAAATGGAACCCAGAAAGAGCATATGGATATTGCAAATGAATGTAAGAAACTATTTGTAGAACAATTCCCTGTGGTATCTGAAGCACTTGAATGGGAATGAGAACATTATATTTAGGACCGACTTACGATCTTTCTCATATTGAAGGGAAGGATACTTGCTATAGTCAAGTTGCACAACTAATTTCTGAGAAGAATATTGTTGCAATGTTCCAAGGAAGATCTGAAGCTGGTCCTAGAGCATTAGGAAATAGATCTATTCTTTATGATCCAAGGGATCCAAATGGAAAAGATCATGTCAACACAATCAAAAAGCGTGAAGCATTTAGACCTTTTGCTGGAACGGTTCTAAAAGAATATGCGAATGGTTGGTTTGATATGGCAGGAATGGAAGAAAGTCCTTTCATGATGTATGCTGTTGATGCTTTGGAGTATGCATATGATAAGGTTCCAGCAATACTTCATGTTGATAAGACTTGTAGAATTCAAACAGTAACTAAAGAACAAAATGAACATTACTATAATTTGATTGAAGCATTTTATAGAAAAACAAGAGTACCTATTTTATTCAACACATCGTTCAATCTTGCAGGTGAACCACTTGTCGAAACTCCAGAAGATGCTTTGAAAACTTTTTACAATAGCGATATTAGATATCTTTATTTTCCTGAAGTACAAAAACTGATTGTCAAATGAATATCTTGGGAATAAATCTTTCTAATAATGGATCTATTTGTCTGCTCAAAGATGGGCAACTAGATTTTTATTTGGAAGCAGAAAGAGTTACTAGAAAAAAACTTGATTATGTTGTCAAAGATCTTGTTGATTATGTCAATGATGTTGATGTAATTGCAACCGTGGATGCTCATTGGATTGGGACTGAAAAAAATATGATCAATGCTAGGGATATTGCACGTTTCAAACGAGCATTTCCTAATGCTAAACATATTGATTATAGAAAGTCTCATCATTTAGCACATGCTGCAGGAGCATTTTATAGTTCTGGATTTGATGAAGCAGCTTGTATTATAGTTGACAGCAATGGATCTAGTGTTGCAGATAAAGTTGAAATTGAAACCATAATCCATGCAAAAACTGGTAATAGATTTCAATGGAAAACTGTACATAAAAAATATTGGGATCCGCCTGAAAACGGGGTAGGAAAACTATTTGAATATGTCTCTAAGTTTTGTGGATTTGGTCGAGATGATGCGGGTAAAGTTATGGGACTGTCATCTTATGGATCTAATAAAGTAGATCTAAGTAATCTTGCACTCAAACCAAAAGAAGATGCTGCTTATACAGTTCAAGCTCTTTGGGAAGAACGTGCATTAGAACTTGCTAAACTTGCACTAAAGAAAACAAAGTGTAAGAACCTTGTGTTATCTGGAGGATGTTTCTTGAACTGTGTTGTGAATTATAAGTTGCGTAAACAGTTGCCAGAAGATGTAAAGATATATGCTGAACCAATCGCACATGATGGTGGAACTTCCATAGGAGCTGCTTACCTTGCTTACTACAATCCCAAAATTAAAAATTCTTGATGTCAGTGCAACGATTGGATGCAATCTAAGTTGTAAAGGATGTAATCATTTTAGCAATTATTTTGCTCCTGGGAGTAAATTAGATACAGATAAACTCATCCAAGATGTTCACACAATACTGCCCAGAATAGATGTAGAACGTGTCTCAATCATTGGTGGAGAACCATTGCTCAATCCACGCTGCAGAGACATCTTACACGCCTGTCTAGAGCACAAAGAGACAGTTTACTTATACACAAATGGTATCCTTCTCAACGAAGAAAATCGACAGTGGATTGAGGAGGACTTGGAAAAATATCCTGGTATGTCTTTACGTGTAAGTATTCACACTCCAGAAGTTATTGATAATATCAAGAAAGTAAAGAGTGATAAAGTTCTTGTTACAGAACACCATGATGGTAAAGATCGTTGGTTCAATTCTATCAAACAATCAACTGGTAAAGTATACCCTTATGCTCATAACAACATAAAGCAAAGTTTTGAGTTGTGCTCTTGTCCAAATACACAACTCTATAATGGTAGACTTTGGAAGTGTCCTAATGCAGCTTTTCTAAAGGAACTTCTTTATGTTACTGAGCAACTAGAAGATGATTGTTGGAAACCTTTTCTTGGTGATGGATTACCAGTTGACTGTAGTGATGAAGATCTGGTAAAATTCTGTGATAACTCTAGTAAACCAGAGCAAATATGTAACATGTGTACTGCTAGACCATTGAAGTTTAGCGCAGCATTGCAAATCAACAACCACAAAAAAATTATTACAACCCAATAAATATTTACGAATTGAAATAACTATGCCCATTTATCCTGTCAAACATTTAGAAACTGGGGAAACACAGGAACTTGTTATGTCTGTCGCTGATTATGATCAGTGGAGAAAAGATAATCCCGAATGGGATAAAGATTGGTCTGCTGGTGTCGCTTCTGCCGTGAGTGCTGTAGGTGACGTTTATAGTAGAACTGATGGAGGATGGAATGAAATCCTCCATAAAGTTAGCAAGATGCCTGGTTCAAAAGTAAAGCCTCAGAAAACAACGCACTTCTAATATGTCCTCAAGGAAAAAAAGAACTTCTTCCCAAGTCGGAGCTGGATTATCAGCAAAGCAAATGCAAAGAAAAAAACCTTTCAATGTCGATATGATGGTCGATATTGAACCGCTAACACAAAACCAAACAAAAGTTTTTGACGCTTATAAAGAAGATAAAAATCTTTTTGTTTACGGAGCAGCAGGAACAGGTAAAACATTTATTACCATGTACCTTGCATTGAAAGAAGTCCTCAATCCTTTGACACCATACAATAGAGTTGTAGTTGTAAGATCATTAGTTGCTACAAGAGAAATTGGTTTCCTTCCAGGAGATCATGAAGATAAATCTTCACTTTATCAAATTCCTTATAAGAATATGGTAAAGTACATGTTTGAGTTACCTACAGACAATGACTTTGAAATGTTGTGGGGAAATCTCAAGACACAAGAAAGCGTAAAGTTCTGGTCCACAAGTTTCATTCGTGGAACTACATTAGATGATTGTATTATTATCGTTGATGAGTGTCAGAACTTGAATTTTCACGAATTAGATAGTATAATTACTAGAGTTGGTGAAAATTGTAAGATCCATTTCTGTGGTGATGCATCGCAGTCAGACCTTATCAAAACCAATGAACGAAATGGTATTCTAGATTTTATGAAAATTATTCAAGCGATGCCTGAATTTGAAAGTGTCGAATTTGGCGTTGAAGATATCGTAAGATCTGGACTTGTCAAGAGTTACATTCTAAACAAAATTAATTTGGGTCTTTGATGTTTCAACACGTTGATATTGAGTTTCCTGCACTCAAGCGGGAAACAATTGATGGAGTTCGTTATTATACCGTGGAAGGTAGACCGATGGTATCTATTACCTCGGTCACCTCCCATTATAATAAGGAAATTTTTGTCAAATGGCGAGCGAAGGTTGGTGAAGAAGAAGCGAACCGTATTTCTAAACGCTCCACAGATCGTGGTACGAAAGTCCATACCTGCATAGAAAACTTTCTTTGGAATAAGGATGTCCCCGATACAGATCCTTTGCCAAGGATGTTGTTTACTCAGGCGAAAAAAATTCTTGGGAATATAAATAATATTTACGCTCTTGAGAAATCTTTGTATAGTAAAGAGCTAGGTGTTGCAGGAACAGTAGATTGTATTGCTGAATATAATGGTGAATTAGCAATCATTGACTTTAAGACTGCAGAAAAACCAAAACCAAAACAATGGATCGAAAATTATTTCGTGCAAGCAGCAGCGTATGCTTGTATGTTTTATGAAATGACTGAGATACCAGTAAAAAAACTTGTCATTATCATGACATGTGAAAATGGTGAAGTCGAAGTTTATGAAGAGTACGATAAGAAATTATACATGGGAAAATTAGTTAAGTACATTCAAAAATTTGTGGAGGACAAACTAAATGACTACAAAAAGTGAAATCAAATCTATTATCAAAAGTAAATTCTTATGTCAAGATAAGTTTACTAATGATATCGAGAACATTGTGAAGGATAATAAAGATATGAATTATATTGAAGCGATTTGTTTTTATTGTGAGCAAAATAATATTGAAATTGAATCAATTGTAAAACTTATTTCAAAACCACTCAAAGAAAAACTAAAGTGGAATGCAACTAACTTGAATTATCTAAAAAGAACTTCTAAAGCAAAATTTTTCATCTAATGAACTGTATAATTTGTTTGAAAATTGGTAGTCTCTATTCTGCTGATTATGTAAACAATTTATATCATGCTATTAGAAAATTTACAAACGATGATTTTATTTGTTTTACAGACGATCCATCTGGTATTGAAAGTGGCATAATTTGCTATGATATGTTTCCAAGACAATGTGATAATTGGAAACATCTTTGGTGTAAAATTATGATGTACGGCAGAGATGAAATCAAAAAATATCGTAAAAAAATATTTTTTGATTTGGATCTAGTCATTCAAGGAGATATTAATCCAATTTTAAATCATGAATGTGATTGGGCTTTAATTAAATCTGTATGGAAGGGTGTTAAATTTAGGATTGATAATCCAAGAGAACCAATTTTTAACAGTAGTGTTATGGTTTGGTTGGATAACACATGGATCTATGAAAAGTGGAATAAGTGTTGGCAAGAAATTGTAGAAAAGTATGAAGGGAATGATAAATGGTATTGGAATGAAAATATAATCCCAACATATTTGCCAAAAGTTTTTTATTCATATAGAGAAGGTTCTAAACCAATGCATTATTGGGATAATAATTGGATACCATACATGAAATATCAACCAGAATTTTCTGTGTGCTTATTTCATCAAAAACCAGATATTCATGAGTTAGATCCAGAGGAACACATTGTAAAAATTTGGAATGGCACCATTTGAAACTTATAAACAGTATCTTGCATTCAAACAGCATTTCACAAGAAAAAATTATGATTACTTTAGATATGCTGGCAAATCTAGAGCAAGTTTGAATTCTTTTTACAAAAGAAAAGACAGATACTTCTTTGAAAAGATGTCAAGGAAGTATAATGATGATGAGATCAAGGCATTCTTTATTGCTAACTTTGTAGCATGTGATAATCCAGATGCATTATGGATTGGTGAGATCATTCGATCAGGTGAGACTGTTTATTCTTCTTGGCAAGGAAGGCAGCAAAGCTTGTTCTATCAGTTTAAGCAACACACAGAAGATTTGTTGTCCGAATACAACCTAGAGCAGTTATTTGATGCTTCAAAACAACATCCACCAGTCCTCAAGAATTTCCTGAGCGGGAATATTAGTATCGAAACCCTTACCATCTATGATAAAATATTCCTATTCGGGAATAATCTTGATAAGAAATTGACTGATCCAATTTGGGAAGCGATCAGTCTAAAATTAAAGAAGTACGCACCGTTTCTAAATATTGATGTCTTCAAGTATAAGAAGTACTTGAGGGAGCGACTATCGGAGAAGACGGATGGGTAAATTTTTTCAGTCTGAGATTATCCGTGAGGAAATGGAAAGTATCTTCAAAATTCAAAAGGAATTGTATGAAGTTATCATTCAGTTCAGTTCATTCAGCGATAAAGAAAAGAATGAACACATTGAAAAATTAAAGACACTATTAGATAAACAGGAAGTCATGTGGACAAGACTTTCATTGTCTGATGATCCAGAAGCACTAGAGATGAAAGAGAAAATTAAGATCACATCAGCAGCAATGGGGTTCAAAGATGTTGATATGTCAATCATCTTTAATAATATGAGAAGAACTCTTGAAAGTTTACAAAAACGCCTCGATACACCATAAATTTTTGGAGATTTAAATGCTTTCTACACAATATCGCCTTCGCCTTGAACAAATTTGTCGTAAAATTGTTGCTGGTGAACCAGTTGAACTAAGTGATATGATTTGGGCAGAAAAACTAGCAAAATCAAATAGATCAGCAGCAACGTTACTTCGTCAGGCAAGAAGAACAGCAGAAAATCCAAATATGACTGAAGATAGTATGGATGGGTTTCTAAACGCACTTGATATTGGTGGTATTGGACACGAAGCAAAAGGTGTACGTAGATTTGAAAACGTTGATGACATGGTTGACTGGTGGACAAAGGACAAGCCAGAAGATTGGAGACAACGTGATTGACAGACGCTAAATATCGTGTTATGATGTAACAGGTGATCAATCCACCCAATCCAACGAATACAAAAATCCTATGTCTTTCGCAGATCTAAAGAAACAGTCTCGCCTTGGCAGTTTGACTTCTAAACTGACAACTGAGATCGAAAAAATGAATAAGGGCACCACTGGTGGTGCTGATGATCGTGTATGGAAACCAGAAGTAGATAAGGCAGGTAACGGTTATGCAGTGATCCGTTTTCTACCTGCACCACAAGGTGAAGAATTGCCTTGGGCAAAAGTATGGTCTCATGCTTTCCAAGGTCCAGGAGGTTGGTATATTGAGAACAGTCTGACCACACTTGGTGGTAAAGATCCTGTTTCGGAGCACAATCGCATTCTCTGGAACAGTGGTAGTGAAGCAGATAAAGAACAAGCACGTAAGCAGAAGCGTAAACTGACTTACATCAGCAACATCTATGTTGTAAAGGATCCCGCTAATCCTCAGAATGAGGGTAAGGTGTTTCTATTCAAGTTTGGCAAGAAGATCTTTGATAAGATTACTGCTGCCATGCAACCTGAATATGAGGATGAGCAAGCGATTGATCCGTTTGACTTCTGGCAAGGTGCAAACTTCAAGATGAAGATCAAGAACGTTGCTGGTTATCGTAACTACGACAGTTCTGAGTTTGCAAAACCTGAACCGCTTCTGGATGATGATGATGCATTGGAGGCAATCTGGAAGAAGCAGTATTCTCTTGAAGAGTTTACTCGTCCTGATCAGTTCAAGACTTACGAAGAACTGGAGAAGCGTATGAACAGTGTTCTAAATCCTAACGCTTCTAGTCGTCGTGTTGATCCTGATACGTTCGATGAGGAAGAGGAAGTTGTGATGAAGTCTCGTCAACAGATCAAGGAAGAAGAGCGTGTCGTGAAATCTTCTCCTGCTCCTGCAGCAGATGATGATGACGATGATGCACTGTCATACTTCCAGCGACTTGCTGAAGAGTGATTTCAAAATCGACTTTTGATTCCAAAAAAGTCAGACAAAATTTTCTGGGCAAAAATTGCCAAATAGGTTTTTTGGGAGTTAACGTGGGGATAAAATCCTCAAGTTAGTTCCTTTTTTTGTACGCCTATCAATATACTGAGAACTATCGGTATAAGTCATGATTTCACGCATATCGTCAATTACGGTTTGTAGGTAATTTTGCCTCAAAACGTAAATTGTGCGTTTTGCATCATTTTTGAGAACTTCGTAGTCATAGTTACTGACTGAAGTTAGGATATTTGCTCCAGAAAGAACTTTATACGTGCCAAAGTTGGAATATTTGAATTGGAAGTTTGCATCAACGACTAATCCTGACTGTAAAAGCAGATTTCCTTCACTATCACGAACTTCTTTGGTTTCATAATGATGGATTTCCTGCAGGAGTTCACTTCCATACTTGTTCATCAAATAATTGTTGAAATCTGTTTGTGACATTGGCCATTCTTCTCTAACATTGATGATGTTGTTAGAAATTAGAATAATCCAGTCTAATTGCGGACTACCATATAACTTATCTGCTATATTATCTGGACGATTATCGCCAATAATAGCATATTTGTCAAATACTACTGCATTTTGAAAAAAATCATCTCTGATTTTAGCACGTTTGAAGAGATTTTTTACACGAACATAATCATAATTGGAATTACGATTATCTGTGAATGATGGTAATAGTAGATCTGGGAATAAGTCGAAATATGCCATTTTAGAAACCTATATCGTCGTATGTAATTGTATCTTGTGGTGCAAGTGGAGATCCCGTAGGTTCAAATACGTCAATAACACTAATATTATCTTGTCTCCTATAATCTTGCTCAAAGATTGGTGTTAGTTCTGTAAATGATAACGTCATGTTTGATCTTACTGGCATTGATACTGCATCTGGGTCATCATATGATTGATAAACTCCTTCTGGGGTATAATTGATTTCACATGAAGTTAATGCACAAATTTTAAATCTATTTAAACCCTTGATACTTTTATCACCAGTTCCCCTATAAGAAATTCTAAAAACATTTGGGGATCCTATGAGAATAGTAGTACTTTCAAATCGTTTTGCTGCCATTCCCTGTTTGAAAAATCTCATTACTTGTCTTGCCGCTTTTGCGTCATTAACACCAATTGGTGCAAATTCAAAGGTAAATGAGAACGAACGTAATTTAGGACCATTAAAAAGTAGTTCAAGGTTTGGATTAATTGTTGTTCCTGTTCCTCTTGCAATGAATTGTGCAGGATCTACATTAATGCCAATTTTTCCTAATGCATATTGTGAAAGAAATGAGGATAGGAGCAATCCTGCTGGACTACCGCTACCAAATTGACCTTTTTTTATTTCATCAATAAATTGAGAAAATCCACTAAGTGCTCCAGAAAATACATCAGCAACGCTTCCACTAAGAGCATTTTGAGCAAGTCCTAAAGCACCAAAAAATGCAGCAGCTTCTACTGGGTTAGCACGATCTTCACCCCAACTTACACCATTTGATATCGCCAATTGATTTGGTATTGGCAATTTTACTAACCCAACAAATTTTCTAAGATTTGAATTTCTAGTTAGTCCTTGAGTAATAATTTGAGCAAAATTATCTGTGTTTAGATTTTGTCCTGTTACAAATAATGCTTGTTGTGGTGCTCTGTATGTAAATTGTTCTATGACAACATGGTCTTGTGTATTAGAATAAGATGCATCAGTGGGATATGATATTACTATAGGATCATTACTGTTTAGTGGACGTAAAGATTGAATTGTTTCATCTGCACTGTTATTGATTTCGTCTGCAATTGCTTTAGAAAGTTGTATACCTTCGCCTGTTATGGCAACAGGTTCTGGAATATCTGGTGTAAGGTTTGGGTTTGTTGGTGGTGGTGTTCCTTGTGGTCCTGTTGCTGGTTTGACGGGATCGTAATACTTGTTTGTACCTGCTGTTGCTGCAGCTTGAGCCATTTCTGGCAATAAATTTGGTTTTGTTTTCTGAACAACTTGCTTTAGCCTTGAAACGGATGCTTGGAAATCTCCATTAAAATTTGAATTTTTATTTGGATTTGATAAATCCTTGTATTCTTGACTATTTGTTTTTACTGGTACATCATTTGTAATATTTTGAATTTTTACTGGTTTTAGAAAAGTATTATTTGCAATATCTGTGCTATAAGCAACTCGGTATGTTTTACCGTTGTAAGATGTATCGAAATATCCTAATGCTCCTCCACCTACGGGCTTTGGCGTTTTTTTGGATGCCATTATACTACGCTCCTAGGATCAACTGCAACTTCTGTACCACGAAAACTTCTAACAAATTCTTCAGCAGATAGTAGTGATGCAGATTGCCATTCTTCCATTGCTATGTCTATGAAGTTACTTTCTACTTCTGATTTCAAGTATTTATGGAACCCAGTGCTACCAAATAAAAATTCTTCCCAATTCTGCACGCCACTTGACTGTGCTTCCTGAAGCATATTTACTACGTCCATTCTTTGACCTTTTGGGTAGTAATGTAAGTTCATTCCATAGAATACTTCATTCAAATCAAGAACAATAAAACAAAGAGGATTTTTATCATAAAACCGTTTTTCTGATGTTACTGCTCGATAGCGAAATAACATTAGATGTCCGACTACTGGAATACTCGTAATTTTTGATTTTGGAAATTTTGACTTATACTCCAAGATCGTGCTCCGTTAGAACTCTAAAATCCCATTTTCTATCCACACAGTATTCTTTTGCTGCCTCCCACTTTGCCATATTTTTGGCATATTCAACAACTTCACTAATATATTTTTTAGTCTTTGCTTTCTGCGGTTTTGGACCCGCAACTTGTCTTGCAGGTTTGATTTCGATTAAACTTTCTTTTATTTTACCGTCAATATCAATATATTTTATATAAAAATCTGGAAAATATTTGTGATATCGATTATCAACTGGTGATTTATAAGGAATTATGATTTCTTCAGATGACCATTTTAGTATATTTTTATTCAAATCACAATATCTACAGAAATGTAATTCCCATAAAGATCTCCAAATAATATTGGTTGGATCTCCATTATATTTGTTTGGATTTTTTGGACTAAATTTACCCTTGTACGACACGCCAACCCTTAACTGACTTACGACCTTTTTTATTTACCATCTCAGAAACATGCCCAGTGCTTAGATTTAGTGTTTCACATGCCTCTAATTGACTTTTAAAACTTTTTACCTCACCATTTTTTTCAAGAGTTATTGGTTTATATTGCCAATATTTTTTCATGTTTTTGTGTGCGTTACTTATAGCAGATTTTGCTTCTTTGGTATGACTTTTTAGTCTCCAATTAGTATACCCATCCGTTTCAAAAGTTCCTTCAATAACACCATTTGGATAAATATCCAACACCTTTGATATTGTCGTAGTATCGTATCTGAAACTTATTGTTTTACTCATACATAGTATATAAACGTCTTCTATTTAGATGAGTAGGGAAAGTAATTCGCAAGCATTGAAGGAAAGACTTTATCTTCCAACATATGAACTTTATAGGAGCAGCACAAGTAAAACTGGTGCTGGAATTGTTCCTGCATTCAACAATCTTTATGATGTGTGGATTGATTTTAATAGTGCAATAACACAAGGTGGAAATAGTTTAATTGGATTTATCAATCAGCATGGATTTTATGATGCTAAATCGACAGAAAATCCAGGAAATTATCTAGCATTATTTTGCTCTGAAGCAGTTCTTCCAGGATCACAAATTCAAACATCACAAGTTGATGGATTAAGACAAGGCGTATCATCAAGTTATGCTGTGTACAGAAGATATCCAGAAGTTACGTTGACATATTATTCTCAAAAAGATTATTACACAAATGAAGTATTCAACGCTTGGATGGAGTATATTTCACCAACAGTTTTATCATCTGGTGGGCATGGTAGAAGCACAGATGAAAGAAAAAAAGATAGATCATCTTATAGAAAACTAAAATATCCACTCAGTTATAAATGTGATATACAGATCACAGCTTTTAGTGGGGATATTTTGCCAGAACAATCTAGATTGAGATCTGCTGATAGTTCTAGAAATTCCGCTAGATTGTCAAATAGTATTACATATCATTTAATGGACGCTTTTCCAATTAATATTGTTGCTGCACCATTAGCATATGGCGATGCGGAACTGATCAAAACTGCAGTTACATTTAAATATGACTATTATTATACTGATAGAACTTCTAGAAGCTTTGATAATGATATTCTTCTAAAATCAGACACTGGAAAGAACGTCAGAAATCCGTTCTAAATAAAGACAATGATGTGAATTTTTATGCCATTACCTAAGGTTGTTACTCCTACATTTGAATTAGATCTTATTTCAACTGGTAAAACGATTAAATATCGTCCATTTCTTGTTAAGGAAGAGAAAGTTCTTCTAATTGCACTTGAGAGTGGTAATGAAAAGGATATTTTGAACGCTGTAAAAGATGTTCTAAAATCCTGTGTTCTTACTCGTGGTATCAAGGTTGAGGATCTTCCTAGTTTTGAACTTGAATATTTGTTTTTGAATATTCGCAGTAAGTCTGTAGGTGAAAGTGTAGAACTTCTAGTTACCTGCACTGATGATGGAGAAACTCAAGTTCCATTGGTAGTCAAAATCAATGAAGTAAAACTTGTTGTACCTGAAGGACATACTGATATTATTGATCTTGGTGGTGGTCTTTCAATGAAGATGAAATATCCTTCCATGCAACAGTTTGTTGAAAACAATTTCTCTGTTACAAAGTCAGGAACCAATAAAGATAAAATTGATAGAGCATTTAAATCTGTGATCTCATGTATTGAGCAGTTATATAATGAAGATGAAGCATGGTCGCATTCTGATTATACCGAAAAGGAATGGATTGAGTTCCTTGAGCAATTGGATAGTTCTCAATTCCAACAGGTTGAGAAGTTTTTTGAGACGATGCCAAAGTTATCATATTCAACAAAGGTAACCAATCCAAATACAAACATTGACACTGATGTCCTAATTGAGGGTTTGACAAATTTTTTCGCATAATGTTATATCATACAGATATGACTTCATATTATGAGGATAATTTTGCTTTGATGCATCACCATAGGTGGAGTTTATCTGAACTTGACGATTTGATCCCTTGGGAAAAGGAAACTTATATCAAATATCTAGAGAATTATTTGGAGAAGAAAAAGTTAGAGGCAGCACAAGCAGCAAATGCAATCAGTTGAGCCACAAAATCAAATCCTTCCTGGTATCGTAAACGTAGAGAAGAAGGCAGCTTCAATCACTCCTCTACGTCGTAGGATGGGATTGGCTTATGATAAGTTGCTTATGGAAGCGGAGGATAGAGAAGGATCTCTTTCTCCAAAGACAATCAGAACTTTAGGTAAATTAGTATTAGAATTTGAGCAAGTCAATACTAATCTTGCACAAATTCAAGCACAGATTAGACAGGATATTCGTGATAAGAAAAGATATTTTGATGAAGAAAAAAAGTTATATAAGAAAGAAGAAGATAATCTAACAAACTTACGTGGATCATTCTTTGATCTAAGAGCAAAATTTGCAGGCATATCCGCAGTTCTTGCAGGCAAAGCATTATTAGAAGGGCGATTTGGTGATGCTGCTACTAATGCTGGGTTTGCAGTTACTGCAATGCTCCCAGAGATCGTCAACATCGCTTCTGGATTGGTTTTATCCAGAATGGCATTAGGTGGCGTAGGACGTGCTGCCATGGGTGCTACAGTCGCTCGTGGAGGCGGCATAAGAATGCCTGGCATGGGTGGATTAGGAATGCTAGGACTTGCTGCTACAGTGCCACTGGCAATGGGTGCTGCTGATGTGAGAAGACAAGAACTTGTAAGAAAACAAACTGGATCTGCAGGAATTAGTCCAGATGATGTCGATAGATTTCAAGCAACTGTAACTCGTTTTGATAGTATTTTATCGCAAAAAGGAGGTCCTGGAACACCACAAGAACAACCAAAATCTGCGGTGGAAAATTTGATGAATGAGAGACCAAAAAATTATCCTGGTGGTGGAGGAGGTCATACTGGTAATGTAAACGCTGGAGATATTATTGCGGATACGCCACAAGAAAAAGCTTTTATTGCATCTGTTAGAGAAGTAGAAGGAACTGCAGGAAAACAAGGATATAATACTTTTTTTGGTGGTTCTGAATATGGTGGAGATTTATCTAAACTGACAGTAAATCGAGTTGTAGAATTGCAAAAAAAGTTTCTAAAAGAAGGTAGAGGAAATTTTAAAGGCGGAAGATCTGCCGCAGTTGGTGCTGGACAATTTATGTTTCCTGCTGAGGTTGTTAGTAAAATGGGATTGGATCCTTCACAGGAAAAGTTTACTCCAGAATTGCAAAATAAAATGATATTATACCTTGCGAAGAGTAAAAGAAAAATAGATGTGTCAAAACCATTAACAATTAATGATCTTCGCGTTTTGAATGAAGAATGGGCTGGTTTTGGTCCTCGATACGGACAAACAAAGAGAACATTACAAGAAAGTTTAGACATTTACAACCAAAATCTTAGAGAAGCACAAGGAGCAAAGACAAGTCCGAAACCAAAAAAATCTGCTCAAGATAGTGGAATGTATGGTAGATATGGTGAACAAAGTTCGACTGGTAGACCTGCAAGTTCTGACATTTCATTAATCACAATTCCTGGCAAGCAAACAGTTGCTAAACCACAAGGACCTAAGTCTGCTCCAGCGTCAAGTGAAGTTGCATTTAATACTTCATTTGAAGGTGTTGATAGATTTACTTCTAATCTTATTCTAGGGGTATATGGAGCATGAACCTAGAACAGTTACTGGCAGTTGCTGCATCTAATAAAAAAAGTAGTGTTGATCTTGAGAAATTATTTGCAAGATCTGTTGTAACAACAAACGAGATTGAAACACAGCGTTTGCGTGCTAAAACTCAACTCTTAGAAACGAGACAAAAAACCTATACTGCAATTAGACAATCTCAAGAGGAGCAGGAAAAGAAGGGTGGTGTTTTAGATAAACTTCTTGGCACTCTTGGTCTTACAGGACTAGCAAAGGGATTGAAAGGTGCTAAACCACCAACGGGCGGGGCTGGAGGTATTAGAGGCATATCACCAAGACCTAGACCAGGTGGACCTAGAATTGGTCGTGGTGTTGCTGGCGTGAATGTATTATTAGGTGGCATTGATTTCATGCAACGTCGTTCTGCAGGACAATCTAATCTGCAAGCGGGTATTGGTGCAGGTGCTGGTGTTGCTGGTGGCATGGGAGGAGCATATGTTGGTGGACAGATTGGTGCTGCCATAGGAACTGCTATTGCTCCTGGGGTAGGAACATTAATTGGTGGAGGATTAGGATCTCTTGTTGGTGGTGGCATAGGTGCAATGGCAGCAGGAAATATTGCTGATCGAGCAACTGGTGTTGATGCTGGAGAACAGGAGGTAGACAGAAGAGTACAAGAAGAGGAAAAGAAAAGTAGTTTACTGATTACTAAAACACCGTTCTCTGGAATATTAGATACATTTGATGCTGCTTTAGATAAACTTGCATCATTCCCTGGTGGAATTTGTGCATGTGCTGGTAAAGAATTACCACCAGAAATGATGCCAATTCAAAGAAGGAAAGATCAACTTCTGAAAGCTTATGAGATGGGATATGATAAAGGTGTTAGTGATGGTAGAACACAAGGGGGAATTGCAGGATTTGTTGCTGGTGTTGCTGTTATTGGTGGTGTATTGTTTTTGACAAGGGGAAGAGGTGGTGCAATACTTCAAAGAATTGGTGCTATTGCAGATCTTGTTCCAAAAACAGCAAAAACACCAGAAATAACACCAAGAACGCCAATAGATCCTGGTAAAGTTCGTGTTTTACCTAAAGAAGATGTTCCTGCACCAAAACCAACAGTAGAACGAATAATGAGAAATGTGTTTGGAGAAGAACCAGCATCACCACACACACCAAGAATTCCTAGAGACCCTAAGACAGGAAAACCAAAAGAAATGGTTCAGGAAGTTGTTGATGCTCCAGAAGCAAAATATTTTGTTAGAAGATCTGCTTCTAAAGCAGAAAAACAAACGCCAGAGGAATTTTTCCAAAAAGGAGAAATGAAAGGTATCAGAAAACGAGACAGGGGATTAGAAAGAATACGAGAAACTTTATCCCCAGAAGAACCAGTTTCTCCTGTTGGACCTCAAAGTAGTCTTGGTGGGCAAAATATCATTGCATTAGCAGAACCAAATACTACGATTGTTCCTGTTCCTGTAGGTGGTGGAACGCAAATCATTGGTGGTGGTGGAGCATCGCCATACCAGGCTGCTGCTAAATATGCTCAGATGATGTCACAGATAA